AGGGAAAATAAAATGAAAGTCCACGTTAAACATATTCTTTGGGATACCGATGGGTCAGATATCCCAAAATTGCCACATACGGTCACTATTGATATTGATATTGTTTCGGATATCAATATTGAAACAGCCGACTATCTGAGCGATGAATATGGCTATGATGTCATCGCATTTACCGCAATCCCCGCATAATGCATCCAAAAGGAAAACCAAAATGAAAAAAGTAGCTAATGCATATTCTGCCGCACATCTGAATATGGCAAAAGAAAAAGCAAAACGCGATACACTCAATGAATACGATACACTGATCGGCAAACGGTCACGCACATTCTATGAATCACGATTGAAAGCATATTTGGAAACCATCAATGCACTAGAAAATGCATTGGCATAATAAGATCAATATGGGGGGATGAAATATTCCCCCATACCACAATCCAAAAAAGGAAAAACAAAATGTTTGTTATCTATGATACACAAACCACCGCCATTCTTAAACCATTCAAAACAAAAGAATTCAATTCAAAAGGTGCTGCCACACGGCAACTAAATGAATATGCAAAAATGCATAATGCAGATATCAGCAAATATGCCATCGCTGATGCAATTACATTTAGCGAAACAATTGAGAAAAAAGTCATTCGCAAAAATATTATGACTGGTGAATACTATTATGAACCAATCAATACTCCACCATATATGTCACCAGCTTGTGAATCATACTGGTCAATGTAAGAGGCAATACGATGATTAATACCCTGCGACCATTCCGATTGACTATTAAAATTGGATCAAAACAAATCCACTATACACAATATGCCGATAACCTTGCACAAGCAAAACATATTGCCGCAAATGCTTTCAAGGTACACCCCGAATATGTCACACAAGCTACCACATACCATAACGCATACAGATACCGACAAAGTATGTTGCAATAGGCTACACCTACTCTTAACCAGGCCATAGGAACGCATAGGAGAGCCGTACAATGGCCGACCTGATGCGGCATAGGGTAGGGTAGCCAAACGGTTACACAGCACGGTATGAGGCAAAAATAGGGGGTTGCCATAGATACAAAATAATCCTACATAGGGGGCAAGCCTAACAGGCAATGCCCCTACTATGATTCGGAGAAAATACGATGCAAGAGACCTTCACCATCCCCGCACACCGTATGGATACCCTGCTTCCCCGCCTGAACAAATTGGTCAAAAAGGCTAATCGGTATGGTAATGACCCGGTTGGGTATACCATTGGCGCAACACATATTGTGGAAAAAACAATCCACAATGAATACAATCGTCCGCAAAAAGTCCAAATTGAAATGATGGATATCACCGTATGGGGCAATGCACCTAAGTATGGTGACCATACCTTTGCGGCAAAAGTTGAATTTATGGATGGTGGCGAACATATCGTGCATAATATCGCCAATATCACACTGGATAATCGTTTCCGCACAATGGTAAACCATTGCGACCATTGTGGACACAATCGCGTTCGCAATGCTGTTTATGTTTTTACTAATGCTAATGGCGAACAATTGGCAGTAGGGTCAACCTGCCTGCGTGATTTTACAGGATGCGATAATCCTCTTGAAATCACACTTCGCGCCACCTTTGCAAACGATATTGCCACTATTTGTGCTGATGAAGAAACCCAATACTTTGGTTCATTCGGTGAAGCACACTTTTCCGCAATGGCTATCTTGCAATCTGCCTCTGCAAATATTCGCAATTATGGTTGGGTGTCTAAGGCTAACTGTGATTATGAAAATGGTCTGATGGCAACTTCACATCGTGTTGCAAATGATCTGACTAAATCTAATGCAATTTGGAATCAGGTTGATACCACCGATGCTGATACAGATATGGCAAATACCGTATTGGAATATTTCCGTGCTGGTAATGAATTTGATAACGATTACCTGAATAATATTCGGGTTATCTTGAAATCCGATGTAGTCGCCTATCGTCATATGGCATTGGTGGCAAGCGGGGTTCAGCATATTATCCGCGAAAATGCAAAACATATTACAACACAATCTGCCGCTATCGTGTCGGAATATATGGGCAAGGTTGGCGATAAACTGGCAGATATTGCCGTCATTATGCAAAAAGAAATCTGCATCGGCACAACACAATATGGGACAAAATATCTGTATTGTTTCAACCATAATGGAAATGTCATCAACTGGTTCACCGATAAAAAAGACTTTGAAGTCGGTGTTACCTATATGATGAACGCCACCATAAAAGAATTGAAAGTATATAATGGAATTAAACAAACAATAATTACACGCGCCAAGATAAAATAAAACAATAGGGGCGGGGATTATCCCCGCCCTCTATCATTTGTACTACCGTGCGCCCCACAATAGTCCCACGATAGGAACGCATAGGAGAGCCGTACAATGGCCGACCTGATGCGGCATAGGGTAGGGTAGCCAAGATGGCAGGTGCTATCGTGGTGGCCACTATAGAGGCTGTGATGGTGTTAAGGTGTAATTAATATGGTGAATTAATATGGGGTAATTATGTTGGGCAAAATGGTATTAAGATTAAATTAATATTATATTAAAAATAAATTAAAAAAATAAAAATATTTTATTTTTAAAAATGACCAGGCGATATAGTGTTTTTCGACTTTTTTAGATTCCGGGGGGGTGGGGTTAGTACCTTGGGCAAAAATTTTGCCGCCAAAACCCTCTAGGAATTTTTGTATCGTAGTTACTATATTGGTTACTATCTTAGTTTCTATCTTAGTTACTATAATGCTTTACAGAATGGTTTACATAATGCTTCCTATAATATTATAGTACCTTGGGCAAAAATTTTGCCGCCAAAACCCTCTAGGAATTTTTCTATTATAGTTTCTATCTTAGTTACTATAATGCTTTACAGAATGGTTTACATAATTCTTCCTATTATAGTTCCTATGATAGTTCCTATGATAATTCTTATAATGCTTCCTATTATAGTTCCTATTATAGTTTCTATCTTAGTTACTATAATGCTTTACATCATATTATTCTATCGTAGTTCTCATTATAGTTTATATTGGTTATATATTTTTCCCTTATAAAAATTCATTTAACGTTATACATAGGGGTATGTTAAAAATTTTTGGGGTAATTTTTTTGCCTCCAAACCCTTCTAGGAATTTTTCTACAGTGTGCATAGTTTTCCTCACGCTATGGTTTTACTATATTTTATGTGTGTGAGAAATATAATTTGGTTCAGTTTGGTATTCGCATCTATTGACAGTGTTTGGTTAGTTTGTTACTCTCTGAATGATTCTACTGTGATGATGGAGATATAATATACTATGGATTTTGTTGTTAGTGTAAATTCTTTAGTTTTTGAAAATGGATTAGTTGTAGATAGTGATGGAACAAAACGTTGGTATATTGATGATAAACTTCATCGGAATGATGGTCCAGCTATTGAAACTGCCAATGGGGCAAAAAGTTGGTATATTGATGATAAACTTCATCGAGTGGATGGCCCCGCCGTTGAATTGACAGATGGATCAAAAAAATGGTATATGAATGGTGTAATACATCGGGTTGATGGACCAGCTATTGAATATTCTAGTGGAACAAAACATTGGTATACGAATGGTAAACTGCATCGAGTAGATGGTCCAGCTATTGAACTTTCAGATGGAACCAAAGCTTGGTATATTGATGATAAACTTCATCGAGTGGATGGCCCCGCCGTTGAATTGACAGATGGAACAAAAGCTTGGTATATTGATGCCAATGGGGCAAAAGTTTGGTATATTGATGGTGTAGAATATACTTTAAGTGAATGGATAAAATTATCAAAATTATCCAAGGATGAAATAAGCGAATTGGTGTTGTATTATGGATAAGAAAAGTGGATTAATTATAGATAGTAATGGAACAAAACGTTGGTATTATAATGGTGAACTACATAGGGTTGATGGTCCCGCCATTGAATATTATGATGGATCAAAATTTTGGTGGGTTGATGGTGTACGGCATCGCACAGATGGGCCAGCTATTGAATGGGCAGATGCAACAAAACATTGGTTTGTGAATGGCAAGCGGCATCGTGTTGATGGTCCAGCTATTGAATGGGCAGATGGATCAAAAGCTTGGTATATTGATGGTGTAAAATATACGTTTAGGGAATGGATTGCATTATCTAAATTATCAAAAGACGAAATAACTGAATTGGTGTTGTATTATGGATAAGAAACGTGGATTAATTATAGATAGTAATGGAACAAAACGTTGGTATTGTGATGATAAACTTCATCGAGTGGATGGTCCTGCCATTGAATCTGCCAATGGGGCAAAAGTTTGGTATCGTGATGGCAAATATCATCGAGTGGATGGTCCCGCCATTGAATATTATGATGGAACAAAAGCTTGGTATATTGATGGTGTAAAATATACTTTTAGTGAATGGATAAAAGTATCCAAATTATCCAAGGATGAAATATCTGAATTGGTGTTGTATTATGGATAACAAGATTATAAATACTTATTATTATAGGGATTTATTATGCGTTATCGAGAACTATTTGAAGCGAGACGAAATTCTGATCATTCTGCTCAACAAAGAACTGGAAACTTAGATAAATTAAAAAAGTATTGGGATGGTAGTTGGTTAAAATCTAAATATGGAGTTTATCCTGAAAATGTTTATATTAGTTTTACCAGTATAGATAAAATAGGAATTAATCCAAGTAGTTCTTACAATACTCCTATTGGGATTTATTGTTATCCTCTTAATGATTATTCTGCTAGTTTTGAAAAAAATAATTCAATTATTGTTCCTTTTGTTGGCGATGCTCCGTATATAAATGTTTTAATAATGAAAAAACGTCAGAGAGTATTAAATTTTGATAATTACGATGAAACCGATTATAGTAATGATATTGCTATATTGAAAGAATATTATATTAAAGTATATAATGATAAAAGAATGTTTGAACTTATTGTTGCTGGTGCTGCTGAACACGGAACTGATTGGGGTAAGAACATCTGGAATGTTACCAGAAAATTAAGTGAAGATATTGCTGATACTACAAATAGACGACTTAGAACATCTACTAATAATAAAGCAAAACCTGCAAGTGTATTATGGAATTATCTTTTACGAGCGGTATTGAGATATGATTTAGTATATGATAGTGGTAAAAGTATTATTCACCATAATGAGCCTAATCAGGCGGTATTTTTGAAAAAAGATTCATTTAATCTTGTTGAGGTTATAGATAATAAGGAATCTAATGCTGGATTACTTGCCAGAATAAAGAAAGATAAATATGAAGTTTCTAAACTTGATAAAAAGGCAGTTCATCAATATGTATTGGATAATTACAAACATACTCATAGTTGGTATTTCCCTACTGGTTATTTTGAATTTCCATCTGACATAATTTTAAATCTTATTAAATCTGATCCATTTTGGCTTACTAATATAAAATCTGTAACGGATGGAAAGTTAGATGATATAGAAAATTATTTGTTATCTGATATAGGTACAGATATTAAAACTTATGATTGGGGTGATGATCACAACGCGAATATAAAGTATATTTCAATGTTTTATTTTATTGAAAAACTAAAAAATAAAAGAATTAAACATTATGAAGATATGTTACTATCAGATGGAAAATCGAAATTGATATATCAGTATATCAATCGGATTCTGAAAAATGCTTGGCCCGAAGCTGAAAATAAATTAAAGAGTGACAGAGACATTTATAATAGATACTTATCTACTTATCGTCCTGATGAACTTAATAATATAGCTGCAAAGCAAAGAAAAGTGTCAGTTGGTTCTGTATTTACATTACAGAACGGTATAGTAGTAACTGTTGTTAAAAACACTAATTTAGATAAAATCTTAGTTAAAACAGATGATGACACTTATGGAACAATAAAATATGATAATTTAATAGCTTCTAATATGGCGTAAATATTTTATAGAATTTTCTTTTATAGTATAATAAATACTTATTATTATAGGGATTTATTATGCGTTATCGTGAACTATTATTTGAATTATTTGACACTGATGTTGTATGGAAGTATCGTAAAGTTAATAGCACAACACGTGTGTTTAATACAAATATTGGTGGTCGTGATATTGAGTTAGAATATGTTAGCACCGATCCAAATTTTAAGTCTGTTTACGTTAGTTTTTCTGTTGATGGTGAATATGACATTACTGGTGGTGGCGATGCTATGCGTATATTTGGTGCAGTTATTAATCATATACGATTATTTGTTGATCGCGTTACACCTAATAGGTTAGTATTTACTGCACACAAACCTGCTGATGTTGGTGATAGTGGTGACAGTGAATATACCACTCGCAGTAATTTATATAAGCGAATGGTTCGTCGTTTTGCTGCAAATAGTGATTACACTTATAGTTTTGAAGATCGTGATCATTTTGAAGTATTTGTGTTAACAAGGAAAGAAAACATAGATGAGATATAATGAAATCTGTGAAGCTAGACGGAATCGGGTTGACAATCCTAAAACTGATCCGGTTGAAGTTATAGCCGATTATTTGGGTCAGCGTGACTTGTATTATATGAGTTATACTGTGATTGAAAAATTAGGAATAAATCCTCGTAGCACCTATAACACACCTATTGGAATTTATGCGTATCCTATTAATCATAAAATAGCAGGTAATATTGTTTCTACTGCGAATTTACGTGGCGTTCCTTATATGGGCGATGCACCTTACATATGGATTTTTAAGCCAAAAAATGTTGGTAGTGGATTAATTTTAAGTGATTATGATAGTACTGATTATGATAATGATGTAAATAAATTGTCCAAGTTTGTTAATACAAGTGAAATGGTTAAAAATCCTGCAATTATACGATTGTTTGACAATATTGAAGCGCGAGCCAAAGCTGATGCTCGTGTTAACCGTGCTGGTGGACATATATGGAATTTAACTCGTGTATTAGCTTTGGTTATAAGTGGTACTGAAAGTGTTGCAGAACACGCAGATATGCTTTTAAATATTGGTGCTAGTGTAACTGAAGTTAATAAAACTGAGGTTGCAAAGATTATTGATGTATATTCTGATAGTTCAGAATATGAAATTGAATATCCTGACGGTTCTACATTTGTAGTTGGATTTGATGAAGTCGAACCTGTTGATAATTTTAATGAACACGCGGTTATAGTAGAATATGGCGCATCTACTGTGAGTGCAAGGCGTTCAGTTGTGTTGTGGACCTATTTGTTACACCGTGTACTAGGGTATGATTATGTTGACGATAGTAGTGGATTATCTATCATTCACGCCAATGAACCAAGTCAAGCAGTATTTTTTGGTAAAAATGTTATTGATGTTTATGAAAAATTATTGAATCCATCCGGTGATGATTATAGCGGAACTGACACAATTGGTAAATTATATAGTGCATCAAAATCACCTGATGCGGTTGAACGCATTGATCCAAAGATAAGTGAGAGATTGTTTAGTGATTTATTGAAGTTTGGTCTTCTATCTTTTAGTTCAAATATTCCTGCCAAATTTATGGGTCATATTGTTATTAATAGTAGTAAGCTGCAAGCAAGACTATTATTGGCCGACAGTGGTATGATTGATTATTTTAAATCAATACATCCGCATACGTTTGAGCATATGGATAACTACATTATTAACAAAATTTATGCACTTCCCCGTGATGGTAATGTTGAGTATAAAAAAGATATTGCGCCTATATTAAATTATATGAAAAAATTTCGGGTTGGCCGGTGGCCGGAAGGTGAACGTGCTATATTAAACCAAGCATACAGTTCTAATAATACTGTGCTATTGTTGGAGTATATGCAATATATTCGCAAGTCACCTTGGCCCGACGCTGAATTTATTATATTAAAAAATCCAGCAAGTATACCAACATATGCTGCAACTGTATTGCGCAAACGTTGGCCTGAAGGTGAACGTGTGTTGCAGAAACTTGATGCACAACGTGGTGCTTGGATATTAGAGTTGTATGCTGATGAATTTAAAATTAATATAACAGATATAGGAAAAATATAATGTATTATCATAATGTAACTGGACCAGCCGTAGTATACGGATTCGTAAATGAATGGTGGTTTGGTGGAGTTCAATATAGTTTTGACGTGTGGTGTAGGTTAGCTGGATTGTGTGATAGTGATCGGGAACGGTTGTATTCGGTCTACTGCTAACCGCCATTTTGTTTCACGGTTGACGATAGCGTGATACTACACTATAATGTTTTATAGTTTGGTATACGGAGTTCATATATGAATAAAATTCAATGTGTTAAATTGGATAACGGAACAAAGGAATGGCGTTGTAATGGTACCCTGCATCGGGTGGATGGTCCAGCCGTTGAATGTGCGGATGGATCAAAATATTGGTACATTGATGGCAAATGTCATCGAGTGGATGGGCCAGCAGTTGAATATTATGATGGAACAAAATATTGGTATATTGATAGTGTACGGCATCGTGATGATGGTCCAGCCATTGAATATCCCAATGGAAGAAAATATTGGTATGTGAATGGCATAGAATATACTTTAAGCGAATGGATAAAATTATCCAAATTATCAAAAGACGAAATAACTGAATTGGTGCTGTATTATGCCTAAGAAAAATGGATTATTTGTAGATAGGTATGGAACAAAACGTTGGTATATGAATGGTAAACTGCATCGTGATGATGGTCCAGCCATTGAATATGCGGATGGATCAAAATTTTGGTATATGAATGATAAATTGCATCGGGTGGATGGTCCAACCGTTGAATATGCCAATGGATCAAAACATTGGTATCACAATGGTAAACAATATACTTTTATTGAATGGATAAAATTAGCAGAATTATCCAAGGATGAAATATGTGAATTGGTGTTATATTATGGCTAATAAAAATGGTTTAGTTGAATATCCTGATGGAACAAAACGTTGGTATTGTGATGGTCGGTATCATCGGACTGATGGACCAGCTATTGAATATGCCGATGGATCAAAAGTTTGGTATATTGATGGTAATCGTCATCGTGTAGATGGTCCAGCCGTTGAATGGTCTGATGGAACAAAATTTTGGTATTATAATGGTTTACTATATACTTTAAGCGAATGGATAAAATTATCCAAATTATCAAAAGACGAAATAACTGAATTGGTGCTGTATTATGGATAAATATATCAATTAATTAGGAATAATAGTTATGAGATATGATTCATTATATGAAGCCAGACGAAATCCACAGAAAAATTTACGTGATAATGTAATTAGTATAATCCGTGATTATCACAGCAAGCGTGACATATATTATATGAGTTATACCAATTTAGACAAATTAGGAATAAATCCTAACAGTAAATATGCTACTCCAATAGGTATATACAGCTATCCATTGGTAGATGATATAGTTGATCCTATTTTTAAGACTGGAAAAACCAGTGAAGTTCCGTTTATGAAATTTGCACCTTATATATGGATATTTCATCCAAAAAATACTGGTCGTGGATTATATTTGTCAGATTACGATTCTAATGATTATGCACGTGACATACTTTTATTAAGAAAATTTGCGGGTGAACGTAATACCGAGATCACTGTTGACGTTTTTGATTCTATAATTGAGGTAGCAGAAGCCGAGGCATTAGTTAAAACACACAGTGGGAAACTTTGGAACTTAACCCGTATATTATCAAAAATTTTAGTTGGTGAAGATAGTATTTCATTCTATAAGGATGGTATCATCGGTGTCGGATCAAAAGCAAAAATAATTAAAACTGGTGAAATTGTAAAAGTTGTCTATGTTTATCCAGATTATAATGAATATCAGATTGAATACAGCGATGGCGAACGCGAATATGTAAAGTATGATGAAGTAAAAAAATATGTAGAAAATTTAGCAACTGAAAATAGTGAAGAATTTAAAAAATTAAAATTCAATATTGGTGAAAGTGTAATGGTTTCAGAAGCCATTGCTGCACGTTCAGTAGTGATGTGGACAAATATATTATACCGTGTGTTAGATTATGAATTTGTAGACGACAGTGGTGGGTTATCTATAATACACGCGAATGAACCATTTCAAGCAGTTTTTTTCAATCGTAGTTTTATAGAGGTTGATACGCGGTTTTTAAATCCAAATCGTGAGGTGAAATCTGCGGAAAGTATTTTTTATAATATATCAGTAGATGATTTGAAAAAAATAGATCAATCAACGATTGCTAATTACTTTAATGCATTATTAAAACGTGGTGTTACTGATATTTCAGCAGTGGTTCCGTACAAATTTCGTGGATTTGTGCGTGTTAATAGTAGTAAATTACAAGCAAAGTTAATACTAGCAGACCCTAATATGGTAGAAGTTTTTTCCTCCGTTAACCGCGATACCGTTCGTATATTAGATGAAATTATGATTTCACGTATTAATAAATTAGATAACACTAATATTGAAGATACAACACCAATATGGAATTATTTTGGTAGGTTTCACAATGATGTTTGGCCCGAAGGTGAACGTGCAGTGTTAACGGTTGCACTTCGTGATAACAATCCTGATCTTATTAATGAATATATTTTATCTGTTCGTAAGTATCCTAATAAGGAATTTCCGCAGGCAGAACGGTTAATACTGACCAAACCTAAATTTATACCAAACTATGCAAGAATGATTGGGCGACGTTGGAGTGCTGGCGAACGTGTATTGGCTCGTGGAATAGAAAGCGGAACGATAGATGATTGGATAGTAAAATCATATGCTAATTTATTCAATATTAGTGTTTCTGATATTGGAAAAATTTAAGCACCAGTTTGTTTAACTGATTTAATCAATTCTACCGTTTTGCTATAATAGTGTTTGTTCACCGAGTGTGACAATTCATAGATTGATTTATTTTTTGAATAAAAGAAATCAGGATGGTTATCCATTAGACGGTTTACTATTGCACTACTTGCAGCATACGTGTTTACGTCTTTTATTCTCGCGCTATTACTGTATACAAAGTCGTTTACATATTTGCTCCACTCGTCGTAGTATTTGCTGATTTCACTATCTAATTTCTTTTTTTGTTTTAATGGTACGGTTAATTTTTCAAAATACTTTATAGTTTTTATCTTGTAATAGTTTTTTATAGCATTTGGGATTTCTCCACTCTTGCCGCTATAATACCACGTCAGTTCGTCTAATACCAATTCAACCGTTTCGTTTCGGTCATAATATCCTTTTAGTATGTTTGGTTCCATTGATTTTAGCGTTTTATTCCAAACACTTTCTACTTGTTTTCTATAAAAATTAATATAATATGCAGCAGTTTTCTTTTTATAATGATCTTTTATTTTGTCCGATATGTTAACCCAAGCTAAAAACTCAATCATTACATCTTCAATATAATGATTTATATTTGAATTTTCGGCTGGTTCATATGAATAAATTATGTCACTCCACTTTGCATCCCATTCAACCTGCCGGGTACCCCATTCACGTTCTTTTCCAGTTTTTTTATCTATATAGCTATCTTTACTACGCAGATAATTGGGATAAGTGTGATCTTGGAAGAAGTGTCGTAGTTCGTGAAATAGTGTTCGAAAAACACGTTGATTATACATACTTGGATATGTGTTAGTATCGCTATCATATTTTACTATAAATTCTCGGGTAGATTCTTGTATTCTACTAACAAATATATGTATAGGAGTATGACGGTATTCGCCATAGTGCTTATAATTTAAATATTTTTCTGTATTATGAAATGTAATTGTGGTCCATAACAATGCTTCTAATGCAAATTTTATTTTTGGATTATCTTTGTTTTCTTCTATAAGTTCTTTTATTGATGGTATTTTACTATTGTCGGAGGTAAGAAGCCAATCATTACCACTATCTCCACCCCGCGCAAAATAACCAAAACTATATGTTGAATTTTCTGGTATACTATTAGGCATATGATATATAATGAAATCAATAATATCTTTTATAATTGAAACGTTTTCATAAGTAGCTTCGGTAATATGTGATATTTTCATACTGATTGATTCCTATAATTTTAAATTATTTATCCATAAATAATTTATATTTGGAGATTTGTAATGCGCTTTCGTGAAATTATATTTGAAGATTTTAAAACTGCTTTGGAAAAATATGTTAATAACCAAGTTCCACGTAATATGGTTTTGCAAGCATTTGAAAAATATAAGAAATTAAAACCACGTATGTCTCCACCAGAGAACAATATTGATTGGTGGGCAAGTAACAGAACATTTAGTCAGTTTGCGGAATATATTGATAATATAGAAGGTATTCCCACAAAAGGGCAGATGAATAAGCGAACTGGTCGTAGTCATACACTTGTTGAAAATAGTGAATGGTTAATAGTAATTCCACTTGACAAGGATGCAAGTTGTTTCCACGGTAAGACAACTGATTGGTGCACTACTAAACCTTTTCAAAATTATTATGAAGAATATTTTTATAAAAATAACATTACGCTGATATATTGTTTACATAAAAATACAGGAAATAAATGGGCCATAGCTGCAAGTAGTTCACTCCGTGATGCCAGTGAATATTTTGATGTTAACGATAATTCAATCAGTGCTACCGAATTTGATTCACAAACTAAGTTAGATAGCGATGCAATAATAAACTTGGCATTTGGCAAAAATCCACAAGGTGAAGTTAAATCAAGTAGAGCTAATTATGTTGCTGCAATAAAACGTATTAATGAATTGCTACCAACTGTAAAGTCAGGCGAACAAAATCCTGAATTGGTTAATTTACTGTTTTATACTAAGTCATTATCCGCTATAGAATCATATTTTGATCGTGTTGGTGTCAGATCAGATTATGATCCGCGATTACAAAAATTAGCAATCAACTTGAATCCAAACTTGATACAATGGATATCAAATCCAAGTGAAAGTATTCAAATGCGTGCAGTATCAAGCGAAGGCGATAACTTGCAATATATTAGTAATCCAAGTGAGGCGGTTATTATGGCTGCAATTGAAGACTCTGGTGATAGCATTAGGTTTGTTGAAAACCAAACAGAAAAAATGAAAATTGCTGCTGTTTTTAAAGGTGGTCGTGCTTTACTCTACGTAAAAGAACCTATTAGCGAAAATGTCAAACTTACTGCAGTTACTAAAAATGGTGCAAGTATTAGATACATTGATTCTCCAAGTGAAGATGTTCAAATGGCAGCGGTCACATGGTATCCGTATGCAATAGGAAATATAATAGACAAAAATATTATACCAAGTAAAGAGGTAATATTACAGGCAGTACGTAGTTCTGGTGGTAGTGAAAACATACTTGATTTATTGATAACAAGCAATGTAGGATCATCATTGGATGAAGAAGTATATTTGACTGCTATGAGAAGTTCTTATGATACTAGAAGCCTAATTAACACAATGATTAGTAATCGTGTCCCAGTTAGTAAAGAAGTTCAATTAGCTGCTGCAACAAATGATGCTACCAGTATTAGATCTATATTATTTGCAACCAATGGAAATATAGATGAAAATATACAAATAGCAGGTGCTAAAAATGATGGATATGATTTTATTAATAGTTACAAATCATATAGGTCTGCTTCAGAAAATAAAGTAGTTCCACAGATGAGTGCAATTGAAGAAGCATTTAAAAGTGGTCGGCGTATAGATGCTACCTTGAAAAATGTTATGACAATGGGTGTTGAACCAAGTTATACTGCGTTTGCTAATGCAATAGATTCTGCTGAATATAATACTGACATAACCACTATTATTAGTTATGCATATCAAGTTGCCGACAATGATAGAACTTATAATAAAGTTGTAGAATATGCAAAACGTCGCGCAGAACGTGATGATAACACAATGCTTAAACAACTTATAGATGATTATGTTAAAAATAGCGATTTAGATAATCTTGACTTTAAACCAGAAATATAATTATGGTGTTAATAGTAATACAGTGTTAACTCCACTGTATGGATTTTCACTTAATGTGCTTGTTGATATTTGATTTCCGCCAAAGTTATCACAAATTTAAATATATTTGTCTCATATGCGACCGTAAATGTTCAAGATCAAAACTATCAGGGGAAATTCCAGTATCAAGTGAATCAATATTTATGACATAAATAATATAAAATGGAACTATATAATATGAGATATTCTGAAATACTTGAAAATATTAAATTTCGTAATGAAATGACTGGATATTCACACGGCCAGAAAGATATGGTGTTAAAAGCATATGCTGATCGTGAAATGTTAGGATATATTGTTTATAGTGAATATATGAATAACCCACATATTAATATGATAAAAGTTATGCCTGAATATCGTCGTAGTGGTGTTGCTCGTAAGTTAGTTTATCATCTACAAGATATGTATCCTGATACTGAAATAGATTGGGGTATGCTTACCGATGAAGGCAGTATGCTTTATAATAGTTTAACATTTCGTGAAATACCAATATTTAATACCGAACGTTATAGTAAATTTAAAAATAAATTAAGTGATTTACTACAGTATTTTGAAAAAAATAATTGGCAAAATATAACAGATGAACAACGCGATCTATACTATAGATTAGAAAACATTGTTGACAAAATGGAAAGCAGTGATGAGTTTGCGACCCGAGTGAAACGAATAATAGTCACTGAACATAAATATAGTAAAGATAAGGATATTTAAATATGAGATATCGTGAAATACGTATTGTGCCAGTTGTCAACGCACTAACCGCACAAGACAGAGTAGATACACCAGCCAAGACACCAGTAATGGTCCCACCATTACAAGCAAAATTAGAACTATTAAAAAAATCTGAAAACGTTCCTTCTGTATATGATGAATTAACTGGTGATACTGAAACAGTTAATGATCGTGATACTGAACTTGAATTATTGATAAAAGCAATGATCAATAATAAATTTAAAAAGGGTAATACTTCAGCAAAAACTGAAATGACTGATACTGACCCATTTGAAGGATAATAAAGATGACAATACAGCAATTGTTCACCAGTAGAAAAAAATACGATGCGTCAACTTATGTTGCACCAAAAGGTAAACTATTCTACGATGAAGAATTTGGTGTATTGAAAATTTCAGATGGTGTAACCGTTGGCGGAAACACTATACCTTTCACCATTGCAGATAGTGTAACTGTTGGTGGTATTAAATCAGGTCCATCTTTTACTATAAGCAATACCGGAACACTATCACTTAATGCAGCAACACCAACTGTTATTGGTGGTATTAAGATTGGACCATGTGTTACACTTAATGGCAATGATCAATTAATTATTGATACTGCTGGATTAGATTTTAGTTTTGGTGATTTTTATGCATTTACCCATACTGGACCAAGCAATGGTGCGTGTTTAAGTTCTATAAATGTAAATCAGGATGTTAACTTAGTATCGAATGGCGAAGGTTCGGTTAATGTTGTTGGCGAATTTAACGTTCGTAAAACTGACGGTGATCTTGAAAGTGAACTAAGTTCACCACCTGTATTTTCTGTAGATAGTAATGGTATTGCTGTATTTCGTGTACCAGTAGTTGATGTGACCAATGGTGCAGTATCTATTATTGGCACTCTAAGTGGGTCAGAGCAAGCACCAGTCAATAGCGGTGTTATGCTGCATATTACTGGAAATAACGATATTCCTTCCAGATTGTATGTAGACGGCGTTGGGGGTTATGCTGGTTTTGTTGGTAGACAATACAATGGAACTTCATCTGCTCCTACTGCGGTTAATGCTGGCGATGAGGTAATGCGCCTTGCTGCTAATGCATATAATTCAAGTGGTTGGAGTGGTGTAGGCAGTTCAAATATAAGATTTATTTCAACTGATAATCAAACAAGCACTGCACAAGGTATGAAAATTGATTTCTATTCTACACCACAAGGTAGTTCTACAAGTGCTATTTCAAAAGTTATGTCGGTTGAAGGTGGGGTAGGCGTAACTGCTACTAATTTTGTTGGGCCATTACAAGGAAATGCAACTACTGCAACAACTGCTACTAATCTTGCTGCTGCAACTGGCATACTTACAGGCACACTAACGGTTGATCCAATAGAAATACCACGATTGTCTGCATCGGTTCAAACATTCACACTGCTTGGACTAACCACAAATCACAAGATTGTTATTACTGCTGGTAATGCACTTGGTGTTGGATTAGTAATAACCGCTGCGTGGGCAAGTGCAGCAAATACGCTAAGTTTAGAAATACAAAACTTTCTTGGCAACACTGATTTAAATCCTGCGGCAAAAACACTACAATATTTTGCTTGGATATAATATTACTTTTTAATTCGTCTTTCTTTATAAACTTGTAGTGCAATATTTTTCAATAAATTGTATTCAGTGTTACTATTGCTTGGTGAAGTATAGTTTTGTCCAAACCAAAAATCTAATAATTCATTTATAAAATCTTTAGCATTGGCAGGATTGTAATAGTCATAATACTGGTTGGCAATATCAGTAAGTGATTTAACGGACGCAGTTCTATTTTTTATATAATAGTAATTAATAGTCTTTTTGTAATAATGTGCGTATTCACGATCATTAATTTTTTTCTGCAACATCAAATCGCCAAGAATTTTTTCTGCATATTTTTTAGGAATACGATATTTTGTAGGATCATTTTCATTTAATAAATGATGCCAAGATGCGTCAATTTCATATTTATTTTCAGTATAGTTAACATCACTTGTGGCGTGTTTATAAAAATACTTTGGATATTCGGTGAATTGAAACATATGGCGCAATTCGTGAACCAATGTAGATTTTACAAACTTGTTTGACTGTATTGATGGTGTACTATGAAAATCTGCACTTTTAAATGCTCTTGCTAAGTTTACACCAATTTCTTCTGTATTAAAGTCTACGTAACCGTAGCCTTTCGCTATTTCACTTGTGTAATTTTTAAATACTATATCAAAATATGCTAACTTATATAAAACACGTTCTCTATTTTTTTCTTTGAATTTACCAATTATTTTACGTATAGCATTTTCTAAACCAGTTCCGCTTATAATTAATTTGCTATCGGTGTCAACACCATCAGGTGGCAACAAGGATAAAATCATTTCTGATAGTTCTTCTAACAATTCCATATTTTCTATTGTAGCTTCAGTAATTTGATTTATTTTCATATCATACATCCTTAAACTTATTTTCAATATACCCGATAACATCGGTTGGAGATTTTAGTCCCAATGATGTAATTTTTTTAAGAAATTTGTCCAGATGCGTCCTACCTGATCCTGTTCGTGAATTATGTATGTCTGCACTAAGTGTTCTAATGGCATCTTGTTTATACCATCCCGATGCATTATATAAAATACTTGCTGCACGTTTGCTTAACTTGCTGGCGTCGTCTACACTTAACAATTCCATATATGGTTCAAAATAGTTTCTACCTATGCTTTGATATGGTCGATCAGTTGGATCAAATTTGGTCAGTTCAATAGAACTAATTGGAACAGCTTTATCTTTGTCAAGTGAATTAAAGGAACGATTATCGGTATAAAAATATACTGGTATGTTTTCTTTAGCACTTGCAATATAAATCTTTCTTGCACGGCGTATAAATCGTGATGTTTCCCAATCTGGGTTATCTTTGGGTTTGATAAGAATATGTATCTCGCTTATATACTGGTGTGCATTTTTTATATATGGCTTTGAACTATAAAGACGATCTTCCATTTCATCTTTATGTGTACCTTCCCAGTAGTCAACTGGTGTCCCACTATACCGTTGATTTAATTTATCACCATCAACCACAAGTAATACACCAGTTGATCCAACGGTTGGATAATGATATTGTCCAGTCTTGCTACGAGAAAAACTCATATAATATATCTTATCGGTTTTTCTAAATGATGTTTCAGCTTTAGAAGCAATATCTGGTGTTAATCTAAATGAATCGGTGTTTAATATTTCAAGAACGTTGGATATATTAGTATAATGATATAATACTGCAGACAGTCGTTCGAATATAATTTGCTCAATTAACATAGTTTAACTCCATTTACTGTTTGCAAGTTCTTGTAATGCATAATATGCTTCATCATATTTGTCATTTTGACTTCTATATTGCCGTTCAGCATTTGCATATTTTTTTAAATCAAGTGCTGGTTGGGTTAAAAATGCATAATCACCCTCGACTTTAATTCCATCAATGTTTAAATTTATATGATCACTTGGTGGCATTTTTATTAATAGCTTTTCTTTATTGTTATATGCAATTTGAAATATGATATATGTTGCAATTTGTTCATATGCTTTATCATAATCAAGTGCAAAAATATATAGCTTTCCGCCAGTTTCACGCAAAAATCCATAAGCATAGATATACTTTTCATCTTGATCTTCATAAAACTTTTTGTCATATACTATAAACGAATTGTCCAAATCACTATAAATTAATGGTTCGGCAGGTCGAGTGTCACGTATTCTTTTCTTTATACTTTTTCTTTCTGGTAGCGAGGATATTATCTCACGTACTTTTTCTGCACTAATTTTGCCACTCTTGACCATATCGCTATACCAGCCATTTGCAAGAAACTTTCGTACACTGGCTTCCCATATTCTGATGGCATTACTTTTTCCTTTAGGGCTAAATCCACCAGACGAAAAGTCAGGATTCATTTTATACCAATATTGTCCTAAGATTTTTCCAATATTCTTACCACGATATTCTTGCACAACACGCAACAGTGTGGCACCCCATTCGTCACTAGCACTTGCAACAATCATACCATCTTCATTTAATACCGCAATAGTTTTTCCACTATTCCGTTCATATGGTAATGTGGCGGATGTTCGCATAACAAGTTGTTCATCATCTACCATAAATCGTGAAATTACATTTGGATAATATTTTTCATTTTTACTGGGTATGTCATAAATTGCATCAACATATTCGCTAATATATTTTATAGGTTTAAGTGTATCTGGACGAATTTCTATATTAATTCCTCGGGCGGTATCACGATATACAAACGGTAATGCAGTTCTTGCAGGAAAGTTAATAGTATAATATAGTGTATTATCATACATAACTGCAACCGGATCACCATCAAATTCTATTATAAGTGATTGCCGTGGTTCTCCAATACCAGATTGTTTTATGGTTACGCTTTTTGTGGTATTAAAACTGCTTATATTACCAATGTTATACTGCCGCATCCGATCTGGACGGTTCATACTTGCAATTGTAGTATCATAAACTTCGTTATCGTGACTTTTTCCACGTGGGTTGCGATAATATAAAAACTCACTTAATGTCATTAACCCAATATAGTCTTCATCCTCATCATATGGTGTGGTAACTTCATTAATAAACATCGTTTTTATCCTTTTGTAATATTTATTGATAATACTACTTTAAGATATATTTAAACTATTCCAAGTAAATTTATAATTTCCACAGTCCCATATTCTGTGCCATCCACTATTTTTCATATTGCGATATTCACTTATAGTATTATCATAATTATTTAATAATTTACCTAATTTATGTTTTTGTGTTTGATACCTTGATAAAAATTTATAAGATAAATTCCAATCAGATTTAAAATAGAAATATGAGGGTAGTGTGCTATTTGAGAATTTAAATCCATTTTTAACATACACATTTCCGTTATATGAAAATCTCTTATCAGCAAATGTAACGCACGATTGCATTTGGTATTCGCGGGTACAATACTTAAAAAGCTTTGAAAACCCACCAACTACCGTATGATTTAATAAATTGGCAAATCTTACTATTTCGTATTGTTCACTTTTGGAAAATCTTGATTTGGAAAATGAAATAGCAGCATAGATAACATTATTACTATCAACTAATCCATAATTTATTGAAGATGCAGAATCGCCTGATATATGATTTTTATTAAAAAATATATTTTTTGTGGTATTATCTAACTTTCGAATTTTAAGTTTTCTTGCGTATACTGAGGTAGACTTTCCTAATTTATTTAATATCATTGATTCAACTATTTCATACTTGTCTACTATTTCGTGTTCAAAAAAATGTAATAGATGAATATCACTATTCTTGCATTTTTCATATTTTTTAAGCAAATGTTTAGAATCTGGATTAACAGTGTCACTATGCCAGTATAACCCATTTACTTCTATACCTACATTATATGTTGGAATGTATATATCAAGTTCTGATGTAATCGCATTTCGGTCATTTCTCAAATATGCAATGCTATGCTTATCTAACATTTCACCAATAACAGTTTCTATCATTGAAGTTGGTTTACGTTCAACAATGAGGTCATCAAATTTTCTGATATATTTAAGTAAGGTGGATACGGTTATTCCAAGTTCAACCGCATATTGGGAAAACGTTTTGGTAGTATCGTCACATATTGAACTGCAAAATACATAGTCCGTTATTTTTTGAAGGGTGGTATCACATATATGTTGCTGTTGGTAAAGCTTACCATTATACTTTTCTTGGTGTGTTTCTTTTATTTTTTCTTTTATTTGTGCATTTTGAAATACATTTTCAACACCATATCGTTCCAAATTGGTTTGTATTATTTTGTTTTTTATAACGGATGATCCAGAACCTACGCCTCCATATTTTTTAATCATACCTTCACGAGTAGCCGCCAAAACTAAATTAGTAGAAACCCCATATCTTTCAATATTAGTTTTTTTTATTTTTTCAAATTTACTTGATCCTTTTGAAGAAGCACATTTAGAACCGCAAAATGGTTTGAATTTTCTGGTCATTGTGTCAAAAGGTGTAATGCCACTGCATACCTCACACACATTACTGTTAATATCAGTATTGTGAAATAGCATCTGTATTTTCATAGAAAGCTTATAATCACCAATTAGTGTCTCAAAATATGGAGAAATTATATCTGATATTCGTTCAACGTATATAGTGTTTTTTAAAATGCTACTATTGGTCTTTCCATTGCTACATATAATAGATGGAAAATTGTGAAGTAATTTTTCTATAATGATTTCTCTCAAACGCATAACTCCTATAGTAGAAATATTTATACCATATTCTATCAGCGTGGTCAATACATAAAAGTTTGATAAGAAAAAAGGGGCATTGCTGCCCCTTTAGATAATATTGATTTAGATTATATTTCGCCTGTGTTAACCAAGCGTAGAGGAATATATATAAACTCAACACTTTTGGTTGGCACGATTGCAATATCGACCCATAGTTCATTACGATCAATTCGTGATGGTGTATTGTTTGATTCGTCACACACGATGGCGAAATCTGTAATACCACGTTTTGACAATATATCTAATAGGAAGTTTTCATATACTGCTTTGGTTCTATCGCGGGTTGATTTGTCATTTGGTTCGAACAAGAATGGGCGTCCGATTATTTCAAATCGTTCACGAAGATAAGAAACAAGACGTGCAACGTTAACACGATCAAGTGAACTGGTAATTGGGTTTAGAGTTTTGTTTCCAAATACTACCAATCCTTCACTTGGGAATGTTGCTATTGGGTTTACCTTGTTTATATAAAGTGAATCACGCTGGCCTTGATTTAGTGGGGCTGATCTAAATTCACCTTCGGTGGTAATGTATCCACCACCAGAAGCATTTTGGACAATACCACGTGTTAGACCTGCAGCAGCAAACCAAGGATATGAGATATTATCACTATATGCAAATTGATACAATACTGCGTGAGAAGGTGGAACAGTAACAGTATCACCAGTTGGCGTAGTTGTTCTTACGGCAGGATAGTATACAGCACTAAAGCGATTTTTAGAAATAAGACCATCTTCACCATCTTCTACTGCATTATTACCATTAACCCAAGTAACAACTTCATTTGGTGCTTTACGCATCGGAGTATCAATAACTACAAATCCGGTTTCACCACGATTAGCATTAAGGTTGTTAAGTTCACCAGTTAGTTCTGGATAGTTTGGCGCACATAGTAATGTGAATGGACGTGTTTGATCTTCCAACTCAGTGTTACCTACTATGGCAGCTTGCATACGTGTTGCGATTACTTTACGTTGTGCATAACGACCAAATGATCCACTACCATCAGCGTGATTTGGTGCAGCATTGCGCCACTTTAGAGTTCCAGCAACTTCTGGCTTATATATACGAACAGTGTTGGTACTTGCACACATATTGATTGCAAGTATGCCAGCAGGATATAGAACTGCGGGCGGTGCAACATATCCGGTAACATCGGTGTCATCAATTAACTCAATTGAAGTATTGGTAAGTCCAGTTGTGGTATATAGTTCAGTTGATGAAATATCTGCAAAAAGAACACCATATTCAGTTGTTTGATCTGTGTTATCGTGTAGTATCCATCCAGCAGTATCAACATAACGATATAGTTTTGGATATTCACGGGCAGTAGCACTTAGATCAACCCATATATCACCAACAGATGCAGTAGATGGACGTGTTGTGCTATATATAATATTATCTTTATCAACCCGTGCCCAAGCTGATCCTACTTTTTGCATTATATCAAGTGTTCCACGATCTAAGGTAGCATCATATATAGTTTCATCAAACCACAATTCACCGTCAACTGCTTCACCAGTTGGTTGTGCAGTAGCAGCAATAAATGTTTGATTTACTGAACTTCCGGTAATAGCAAAGTTTGCACCATCAATACGATATACTAACGAAATATAACCATTTTCGGCATTGACAATAAGTTGAATTGCATCTTCGTTTATAGCGGTTATAGCAACGTTGCTGGTTCCATCTTGTGGGACAAAACTTGTTCCATCGACTGACAAACCTTGAACTGTTACTGGATTAAATTCACTGACACCATCAGATGCATATATTGATAGATTTACGCCATTTGCTGGACGTGTAGTCTTGATCCATATATCACCATTTGAAGGAAGTTCTGGTGGAGCATAATGTGGAGCATATGTAGCGGTTGAGGAAGTAATACGTTCCCAAACAGTACCATTTGATTTCCAATAAGACATCCGGGTTCCATTGGTGTTAGTAGTAAATAGCACAAGAATAGTTCCACTTGGTCGAATATTAACAATAGTATCTGGTGAAACTTCTACTTCTTCATTTGGATTTTCATCATCAGCATAGCGTTGTGCAGTTACCAGCAATGCAGGTGTTGCCCAACGTTTATCGGTATTGTTATACACGAACACACCATAAGAACTTGCATCACTATCAAGCCATAGTGTGCCTATTTCTAGTGGTCCAGTTGGTTCACTGTTGCGTGGTTCAAGTTTGCCAAGATCAATATTTGCACGAACTACGTAAGCAAGTGATCCTTGACCTAAGTAAGAATATGCAGCAAGTAGCCCATATTCACTTGTTTCATCGCCTTCTACAACGGTTTCGCCAGCTTTGCGAAATACAGGTGTGCCAAAATATTGGGTCAATTCACGTTGCGAAGTAACGGTAAAAATGTTATTAACCAGTGATGCTTTCGTATATAATGCGATGCCATCACTGTAAGTATTGGTAGGGTCAGTTTTGTTTTCTCTGGTAGCCAAGACAAGTAGAGGAATAGTTCCAGCACCTGGAGAGGCATACGCACTTTCGTCCACTACACTGACTGAAATACCGGGTGATACTAAAGTAGCCATTGTTTTTATTCTCCTTTGATAAGATATTATCTTAGAAGTATTTATATCAAACACGGATTTTCAAGTGATTTTGGACAATTATATATGTATATTACTGGGTATTTTTATATACGTTTACTCCATTTTTATACACTAATTCTTTAAAAGTGTGTGGTGTATAGTTGACTATTTCGGTTTGCATATCGTTATATTCAATATCGCTCCAAAATATCCAAATTTCATTAATATTATTTTTCTTAGCAGTTGACATTCGTGTTACAAGAAGTTTTTGTATTCTAATTTCAGGATCACCCATATCGTGAAGTAAATTCTCCATACGAGAATAACGATCACAAGTTATGTCATCTATTGCAAGTTTTTCTTCTGAATTATAAAAGGATACAAGATATCTGTTTGTTAAGCTGGTATTCATTTTTGAATTAATACTCCGTATTATTTTTATACTTGTATCACACTTATATCGTGAATGTCAACCTATAATAAATCCATATCCTTCACTTCCATCAACGTGTGTTTTTAATTCTGTTTCAAGCTTTTCTATTTCTGCTTGTGCATCACTGCGTAAAGTATCAGCATTAAGACTGCCTCCACCTTGCGGACCAGCAATAGTATTAAACTTTCCACGACCTTCTGCCAACATCAATTTACTTAATGCAAATGCATAGTCTTTAAGCCAAGGCAATGCATAAGTATCTTGAAATAAACTTTCCTCTGGACGATATTGATATACGTGAACGTAAACATCATCATCTGCTCTCATACGACGATGAATAAAAAGATTTTTAGTAGAATTGTTCCAAGTGAAGTTTAATTCTGCACCAAACATTCTACCAAGTAACTCACGATGTTGTGCTAATGCATCATATACTGCTAACCCACCAGCACGGCCACTGTGTAATAAATATGAGTTTAAAAATTGTGCTTCAAAGGGTTCGAATGAATTTCCGCCTGATCCTAATCCTACTGACCTTCTGTGAATACGCAACACTTCAATAACATCATTTGGCAAGGTATAATCAGTTTTTTCAATTTCTAATTGCAGATGTATGAAGTTTTCCATAACTGCATTTTCGCTTCTTTGACGAAATTTTTCTAATGATTTAGTTATTGCAAGATTATAATGATCAATATCAAGTTCTACATCTACTAATCCGTATCCAAGTCGCAGTTCCATTTCTCGTATTATAGTATCACGTGTGACGGTCATTATAAAATCTCCTATATGATATTATTTATTATATACCCATTCTTTTTTCCCGCAATCATATATTTTTGGTATCCCAAGATGCTTCATTGCTTCATTTTCTGTCATACCATTTTCTATAAATTCGGCTATATGTGGAAATTTTTTCTTTATATTGTCTTTTGTAAAGTTAGATTTATGAACACGCTTTCCATTAAAGAAATATTTGTAATCCTGTGGTATTGTTTGCACATATTGAAAGTTATTAATCATATACACATTTCCAGTAAAACAAGTATTGTCACTGAAACTTACTACCTCTTGGAATTGCAATTCACGTTGGGCATATTTAAATATTTTTGAAAACATACCCGGATGATTATAGTTATCCATTACAAATCGCTTTAGTTCAAATCGCTGATTACGGGTATATCCAAATGCCATAACTGCCACAAGATTATTATTGAAATCAAATGCGCCAAAGTGTGTTCCACCTACAAATCCTTGTAAGTGGTATTTTTCTAAGAATGGTTTTGCTATGTTTGCGCCTATTTCCTTGATAGTTGTTTTACGTGCAGCAATCCCAGATGGTTTCATATTGAAGTGTGATAATAACATATTTTTAATTTTATCTTGTTGGAAATTCCAATCATCTTCAAAAATGCTTATTAGGTGAATATTATTATCGCTGCATATTTTCCATTTATTATAGTGGTAATCACTGTTTGGTTTAGTATTTTCATTATGGTAATATAATCCATTCATTTCTATTGCAATATTGTGTGTTGGTATATAGAAATCTAATTCTTTCCCATTAAGAATTGTTCGGTTGTTTATTTCGTATGGTATACCTATAGAACCAAGAAACAGCATCATATCACTTTCAAGATAGCTTGGACCTCGTTTTTTGTATAAATCTTCTATATTATATTGATATAACAGGTTTTTGATTGAAGATATTTTTTTGATATTTATTTCACTGGAAATTTCGGTTAGTGTTTTCCCCGTTATTAATTCGGTGAATAGTTGTTTGTTATTAATAATTTCTAAATTTTCTTTTCCAATATGGCACAACCCTGCGTGTTTTGTACCATATTTTTCAATCATAGTATCTTTTGTTTTATTTAAAATATCAGAGTTTGATAATGGGTATTCAACCCCATATTTTTCCAAGTTATATTTTTTTATTTTCGTTTGTATTTCATTTTTTTCAAAACAAGAAACTATTCCGTGGCGGCTAATTGTAGTTTTTGTCTTTTTTTCAAATATTTCTTTATTTTGTAATACCGATTCAACGCCATATTTTTGCAGATTAGTTTTCTTTTGCTTTTCTATAGTGTTTTTATTTTGGGTTGCATATTCGCTCCCATACTTTTCCAAATTACTTTTTTTAGATTTTTCTTGAACATCCTGATTTTTAACAGAACACGCAACACTACAGTAATTTTGTGTTTTATATTTTTGCAAATTTATTGGATGTATATGAGCACCACATTCCTTACACACGTTTAATTCGGTTATCTCATTTATAATAAAATGGCATCTTACTGAAAGATGTTGATCTTCATAATAATTATAAAATAGTGTATGATTAATTATGTTTTGTATAAGTGTTTCTGGCATTTTTCGCAATTTGAATTTACCAGTAACAGACATATAATCTTTTTTTAATATTTCTATAAGTGCATCGGTAGAGGAGGTCATATATGGCTCATTTGTTTTTGACATTTATAAACTATAGTATATTTACCGTTCAAAGTCAATGCCCTATAAATAGTAATAAAGGAATAGTATTATGCCAAGAATAAGTATGTGGAGACCTCAAAAAACATTTGACTATCATTTTTTTGATAGAAATATCCGTGAACAATTTTTTATAGGTGGTACTGCTGTGTTCATACATAAGTATTTGGGTCCATATATGAATGACCCAAGTAATTGTGATCCAAGTCAACCTAATTACTTAGCAGGTGATGAAAACAATATTTCTGGTGAGGTAAATGAAACCCATATACAAGATTTACTATTATTAGAAAATCGTGACAGAAAATATGATCGTGATATATATGAACTACGCGGTGTTTATAACGTAAGTGATAATGATTTTGATTTAACACAATTTAATACATTTTTATCACAAGATACACTATATATGACTTTTCATCTTAATGAAATGGTAGAACGTATTGGTAGAAAGTTGATGAGTGGTGATGTTTTAGAATTACCACATTTAGTTGAAGAATTTTCGTTAGATGCGAGTAATGGTCCTATTCCAAGGTTTTATGTTGTACAAGATGCCAATCGTGCTGGTGAGGGTTTTTCAAGAACTTGGTGGCCTCATATTTGGCGTGTTAAAATTGGACCAATTAAAGATAGTCAGGAATTTGCTGGTATTCTTGGTGATCCGGGTGACGGTGGACTTAATGACACTATGTCAATTTATAACAAAGTAAAGAATATAAATGATGCAGTTGTTGAAAAAGCAGTTAAAGATGCACGTTATTATAATGTTAACTTGTTAGGTGTTTTGCCTGAAAATGGTATACCTGCTGGTTATGATGTTGAAAGCATACCAAGTGGAGACAGTTTCCCAGATAATCCACCACAAGGTTCTTATTTTATAAGAACTGATTTTACGCCTGATAGATTATTTGTTCGCAATGGTTCAAAATGGGAACGTGTAGTTGATCAAACTCTTAGTGATGGGTATTGGGAATCTACCACATATAATGCTGGTGGGTTTATACAGAACAATGATCAGACCACTCTGGGTGATCGAACTTTTGCAACACGTCAACCAATAAGCAAGATATTGCCACCACTTGATGTTCCAAAGGATGATGCACAATGAAATATTTTTATGATGGGCAATTTAGAAAATACATTCAGCAATTTATACGAATTTTTTCTGGGTTTTCTGTTCAAATAGGTAAGTCCGTAACTGGTGAACCTATTTACAGAACTGTTCCAGTTAATTATGGCGATATTACCCGTATGGCTGCACATATATTAAAGAACAATAGTGAAAACGTTCTTAACACTACCCCATTTATTGCAGTTTATATAAATTCAATTCGTATGGCACCCAACCGTCGAACAAATCCACAACATACGCTTACTGATTATGTGGTAGAAAAGAAATATGATTATACAACAGGTGATTATACTAATGAACCGGGTAATACTTATGAAGTAACTCGTTATATGCCAGTTCCGTATGATTTGGGAGTAATGGTTGATATATGGACCAGTAATACTGAACAAAAGCTTCAAATATTAGAACAAATATACCCATTGTTTAATCCAAGTATAAATTTAAGAACAAATAATAATCCATACGATTGGAGTAATTTGACTGTTATCGAAATGGCAGATACAACTTGGACAAATCGTAGTATACCAAGTGGTGTTGATGATATTATTGATATATCAAGTATGCAATTTACTGTTCCAATATATATAAATCCGCCTGCACTTGTTAGAAAACAAAGTGTTATTCATACTATTATTAATAGAATACACGAAGTTGATGGTAGTAATTTGCAATTATTTGAAAGTGGATTACCATTTAATTCTCAATTTACAAGTTATGTTTATGTTACCCTAGAAAATTATAAGTTGCAATTTGATGGTGTGCGTGCTACACTGTTAAACAAAGCTGGTGGAAGTGTTGACGAATCTGGAAATCCACTTGATTGGAGTAAGATATTACCTTATTATGGATCATTGCGTGAAGGTATGAGTCAAATTAGATTACGTAGAAATTTAAATCCAGATGATGACAGTGATGATATTATTGGGACTATTAGTTTAGACCCAAATTCTGTTTCTAATTTACTGGTTGATTTGGACAATGATACTGTGCCTTCTAATACTCTTGGTAATGTTACCCGTATTGTTGATGGTGGTAAAAGTTATCCGGGTGATGGAATACTTCCAACCGAAGCGTTAGATCAAAAATATTTACTTATTGGTCCAACTTCCAGTGATGGTGTTTGGGGATTAGATGCAAACGAAAATGATATTATTCGGTATGATGGCAGTGGATGGGTTGTATTTTTTGATTCTTCTACCAGTGATAATGACCGAGTTTTTGATTTAAATAGTAATAAACAATATGAATGGAATGGAATAGTGTGGCAAGAATCTTATATTGGAATTTATAATGCTGGTTATTGGAGATTATATTTGTGATTAGTGCAAGTGGTGGAATTTTTCTTGCGTTGGATACGGGAAGAACGTGTTTACAACTGAGAAGTGAAGAATCAAAATATGGCGGAACTTGGAGTTTTTGGGGTGGAAAAAGTGAAAATGATGAAAAACCGATAGATACTCTTATAAGAGAATTAAATGAAGAAATCGGTATTATCCCAGATATTGAAAAGATATATCCACTACACCGTTATATAAGTAGAGATAAAAATTTTGAATATAATGCATTTGTGATTACAGTATACGAAGAATTTATCCCAAGTTTAAATCACGAAAGCGGTGGATATGTTTGGGTTAACATAGGATGTTATCCTAAGCCATTACATCGTGGTGCAAAAAGTGTGCTAACTAATACGTCAATTAATAATAAGATACTTACTATATGGAAAAATAAAAAAGAGCATAATGGCGTAGACTGGTTGCAAAGTTTCAAAAATGATAATAAAAAATAAACCGGGAAATTCCCGGTTTATTGCTTTAAACTGTAAATTTAGTATTGCCTATATGTTCACATAATATTGTAGTGTCGGCCCATACACCAAAGCCATTATTGCGTGCTTTAATACAAAAGTCTACATCTTCACTAACGGTATTTTTATGGTCAAGTGCAACGTGATATTCAAAATGTGGATATACTAACGTTCTGAATACTTCACTCTTTACCAAGCAGCACCCAAATCCACATCCAGCAACTTCTACTAAACCTAAATCTTTTAGTAGTTCGTATGGAATATTAGATACACCGCCTATATTATTCACACCGTATATTTCCAAAGTATGTGTATTAGGAATACGCTGAATATATAGTCCACTTACTATTGGTTTATCCGCTTCAATCATTTTACGAAGGCTATCACGTGGCAATACAATGTCACTATCAACACTTAAAAGGTAATCATACTCTTTTGCACATTGGGCAATACTGTTTCTAATCTTGTCTATTTGATCGCCTACAAATGGTTTGAAATCTAATTCAAACCCGGTGGGAACATCTAAATCATATATTGACTTAAATGTTTCTGGTTCAATATATCTATAAGTAGGAACTGCTACTAAGATTTTTTTCATAGGTAAATTTCCTTTTGTTATGAATTTTTTTATTTGATACGTTATTACAGTTAAATTTTTGCACTAACTATTAGGTTAGTTTTGCCAGTCAGATGGCTATGTGTGGCACCTGCTTTTTTTGCCTTTTCAAAAAAATTCTCAATTTCTGTTATTTCTGTATCATTTTGTTCAAAATGCGGATACTGAACCATATGTGAAAATACTCCATTTTTAGCACCAAATGCTCGGAAGTTATCTATAGATACAAGATCACTATTGGTATCAACTAACTGTGTTAGTGTGTCGTTGGCAAGTACAATATTTGGTTTAATGAAAATAGTATACTCATAGTTTTTTGCCCAATCTGATATTAGGTTTTTTATCTGTGTTCTGGTATACCCATAAAAAAATTGGAAATGAGTTTTATATCCCGTTGGAACAACCAAATCATATATGCTTTTATATGTGTCTGGTTCAATATATTTATTTGTTGGTATAGCAATTAATATGGTTTTCATTTTGGTATTTTCTTGTGTAGCTAATTTCATATTTTTATATATCTCTGCATAAATTGGTTCATCATTGTCTGCAATCCCAGTAGAGTGTATATCTCGTGTGGTCATACTATGACGCTCATTTTCGTGTAAAATGTTTGTTATCATAAAGTTTTTCTTCTGCTTCATCAAAAGTAAGTTATGAAATATGAAATTGTCACCACTGAATACATTCATACCATCTGGTATATTTTCCCAATTACTTTTATGAATAAACATAAGTGTTCCAAAACCAGCCCAAGCGTGTTCGGTATTTGTTTCTAAAATAGTTATAGAACCGTCTGTATAATTTTGTATATTAATGATGTTGTCATCAGTATCACGGGTTGGTATTACTGATGAAGTACACAACCCGGTTACGCCATTTTCTGGAACTACATATGGGGAAACTTTTTCAAACAATTGCAGATCAAACCACATATCATCATTTAGTATACAGATTTTATCATTTTTAGCAACGCTAACACCAAAATTCCAAGCAGGAT